GGTGGAGCGGATTTATTTTTAAAAAATAAAATTCCTAACGACCAGATTACATATATATTTGACAACGAACCTCGTAATAAAGAGATCGTTGATAGAATGTATAAAGTGATAGAACAAGATTATAATGTAGTAATATGGCCAGAAGACATGCGACATAAAGACATCAACGACATGTTTATTGCTGGACTTGACAAATCGAAAGTTTTAAGTATTATAAGTAATAACACTTTTCACAAGTTAAAAGCGTTAACAAAAATCAGTTATTGGAAAAAAGTTAAATAGAGGAGAAATACATGGTGGACAATTCACAAGAGATTAAAGTTGTAAAAAGAGGTACAAGAGGTACTGAAAAATTAGATATTGAAAAGATACATGAAATGGTTGAATATGCTACCGAAGATATTAATGGTGTATCATCTTCATCAATTGAAATGAACTCAGGTTTACAATTTTATGACGGAATATCCACAGATGATATACAAAAAATTCTAATCAAATCCGCTTCTGATTTAATTTCATTAGAAAATCCTAATTACCAATATGCAGCTGCTAGACTATTATTATATTCACTAAGAAAACAAGTTATAGGTAAACTATGGGACCACCCTCATATTTGGGACCATGTAAACAAATGTGTTGACGCAGGATTGTATGATAAAGAAATATTAGAAAAGTATTCTAAAAAAGATTTTGATAGAATGGAAAATTGGGTAACACATGAAAGAGATTATGATTTTACTTATGCAGGTCTAAGACAAGTTATTGACAAATACTTAGTACAAGATAGATCAACAGGTTTGGTATTTGAAACTCCACAATTTATGTACATGATGATAGCTGCAACTATATTTGCTAACTATTCAAATGGTAAAAGAATGACGTATGTTAAAAAATATTATGACGCCATTAGTAAATTTAAAATTAATATTCCTACTCCTGTTATGGCAGGTGTTAGAACACCCCTTAGACAATATGCAAGTTGTGTATTAGTTGATGTAAATGATACATTGCCAAGTATATTTTCAAGTGATATGGCCATTGGTCGTTACGTAGCACAAAGAGCTGGTATTGGTATTAATGCAGGTCGTATTAGAGGTATCAATGCAAGAATTAGAGGTGGTGAGGTACAACATACAGGTGTTATACCTTTCTTAAAAAAGTTTGAAGCAACTGTAAAATGTTGTACTCAAAATGGTGTAAGAGGTGGTAGTGCAACGGTACACTTTCCTATTTGGCACCAGGAAATAGAAGATATTATTGTATTAAAGAACAATAAAGGTAGTGAAGATAACAGAGTTAGAAAGTTAGATTATTCAATTCAGTTATCTAAATTGTTTTATGAAAGGTTTATTAATGAAGAAGAAATTACATTGTTCTCACCACATGAAGTGCCAGAATTGTACGAAGCATGGGGTACTGAGGAGTTTGACGAATTATATTTACGAGCAGAAAGAAAAACAAGTGTTAAAAAGAAAAAAATCTCCGCACAAGACTTATTCTTTGACATCTTAAAAGAAAGAGCTGAAACAGGTCGTATTTACATTATGAATATCGACCATTGTAATACTCACTCTAGTTTTAAAGATAGAGTTACAATGTCAAACTTATGTCAGGAGATTACATTACCAACTGATCCAATAGAACATATTGATGGTTCTGGTGAAATTGCATTATGTATATTAAGTGCAATCAACGTAGGTAAATTAAACTACTTAGAAGATTTAGAAGAACTTTGCGATCTAGCAGTAAGAGGTTTAGAAGAGATAATAGATCATCAACATTATCCAGTAAAAGCTGCAGAGATTTCTACAAAGGCAAGACGTAGTTTAGGTATTGGTTATATTGGTTTAGCCCATTATCTAGCAAAACAAAAAGTTTCATACGGTGATAAACAAGCATGGAAAGAAGTTGACCAGTTAACTGAAAGTTTCCAATATTACTTATTAAAGGCAAGTAATGAAGTAGCTAAAGAAAAAGGTGCTTGTGAGTATTTCCACCGTACAAAATATTCAGATGGTATTCTACCTATTGATACCTATAAAAAAGAAGTTGATGAGATTGTTAATCGAAAATTAACTTGTAAATGGGAAGATTTAAGGAAGAATATCAAAGAGCATGGGCTACGACATAGCACACTCTCAGCCCAAATGCCGTCTGAATCCTCTAGTGTGGTTTCCAATGCTACTAACGGCATTGAACCACCTAGGGACTATTTAAGTATTAAGAAATCAAAACAAGGTCCTTTGAAACAGGTAGTACCTCAGTATAATACATTAAAGAATTTTTATACTTTATTATGGGATATGCCAAGCAATGAGGGATATATAAATGTAGTTTCTGTTATGCAGAAATACTTTGACCAAGCAATTAGCGGTAACTGGTCATATAATCCTGAACATTATGAAGACGGCCAAGTTTCGGTTAGTGCAATGGCACAAGACCTACTAACAACGTATAAGTTAGGTTGGAAAACATCATACTATCAAAATACATATGATAGTAAAAAAGACGTTGACGAACCTGCTCATCCAGTTGGTTGGACAGATAACGTGCCAGAGAAAGAGGAAGAATTAAAATCACCAGCAAGTGAACATCTAAACGGACAGTTACAAGATGATGAAGCTTGCGATAGTTGTAATATATAGAAAGGATTATCTATGGCATTTTTATGTGTTAATACACCTCATGTAGATGTGTTTGTAAAGAAAGAATATCTTTATGACTTACAAAAAGGGCATGGTGAATTTTTAGAAGGAGTTTGGGTAACAGCTAAGTCTATACAAGGCAGAGCATTATACTTTGAAACTTATATACCTGAGTATGGTGCATTGTTCGATAAGTTACCTATAAGTGCCTTTGTTTGGAAAACTGATATTAAAGAAGACGTACCTTTAACTGAATTACAGTTGTGGGATTGTTTTAGTTATGATATAACAATATGTGAGAAACAAATGTTAAGTGGTAATCAATGTAAGTATCTATCGCCATCTAAAACATGGTATAAAGGTTGGTACATGTTTACAATTGATAATGCAAACTCCACTAACTTAGAAAGAAATGTAACTTATAGTGAAGTACCTAGTCAACATAAGTCATTTAATATTCTAAAGTTAGATAATGGTTATTTTGCAGCTCAACCTAATAACAGAGTTATATTTTATGATAAGAGTTATACACCTAGTAAGTTGAAGTTTCCAGACTTCAAAGTATCTACAGTAGAGTATAGTGTAGAGGGTGATTTGAAGTGGACAGCAGGAGATGATGATAAATTTTTTTATGATTTAAATGAGAATGAAGACTGATTTAGGACATTATATAAGAACTTACAAGGATACATATACTACCAATTTTTGTAAAGACCTTGTTAATACATTAGATAAAAGTTATTCTGAAAAGCATAAGTTTTATAATGGTACAACAGGTGAAGAAACAAAAGTTGGTAATGATCCTGAAAATGTATGGTTAGACGAACCATACGCCAAGCAATACAGAGAAGAGCTGATGAAAGGTCTTTATAATGTATTGGACAAATATATCGTAAATGATATGTGTAAGACGGAAGGATTTGACTATTTTCCAGGTTGGAATGGTTATAGTTTTCCAAAATTCATTAGATATGAAAACAATGCAGAGATGAAACCTCATTGTGACCATATCTTTGATTTATTTAAAGATGAACAAGGCAATCCTAGGGGTGTACCAATACTTACTATGATTGTAGGACTAAATGAAGATTACTATGGTGGTGATCTTAATATATTATATGGAAAGGATTATAAATTAGAAACAGGAGAATGTATTGTTTTTCCTTCTAATTTTTTATATCCTCATTATGTTAAACCAGTAGAGAAAGGTAGAAGATACTCAATGATAAGTTGGGTACACTAGAAAAAAATGGGAAGAAGCGTATTTAATAAAGATAAAAACTTAGACGCCACAAAAGCAGCGATGTTTTTTGGGCCAGACTTAGCCGTACAACGATATGATAACATGAAATATCCTATCTTTGACAAATTAAACCAACAACAATTAGGTTACTTTTGGAGACCTGAAGAGATATCGTTACAAAAAGATAGAAACGATTATCAAACATTATCAGAACAACAAAAGTTTATATTTACTTCTAATTTAAAGTATCAAACAATGTTAGACTCTGTACAAGGCAGAGGTCCATGTTTAGCTTTCTTACCGTTTTGTTCTCTACCAGAATTGGAAGGTTGCATAGTAACATGGGATTTTATTGAAACAATACACAGTAGAAGTTACACCTATATAATTAAGAATTTGTATCCTGATCCATCTGAGGTTTTTGATACTATTATAGAAGATAATAATATTGAAAAGAGAGCTGGTAGTATTACAAAAACTTATGATGATTTAATAAGTATGGGTTATAAGTGGACTTTAACACCAGATAAAGTTGACATGTATGAATTAAAAAAGAGATTATGGTTAACAATGGTGACAGTAAACATTTTAGAAGGATTAAGATTTTATGTATCATTTGCTTGTAGTTTTGCATTTGGTGAATTAAAATTATTAGAAGGTTCTGCTAAGATAATAGGTTTTATAGCAAGAGATGAAAGTCAACACCTTGCAATGTCACAAACAGTTATCAATAATTACCGTGAAAGAGAACAAGATAAGACAATGTTAAAAGTCATTAAAGATACAGAAAAAGAAGTTTATAAAATGTATGATGACGCTGTACAGGAAGAGAAACGTTGGGCGACTTACTTGTTTAGTAAAGGTTCAATGATAGGTTTATCATAAAAATTATTACATCAATTTGTAGAATATACCAATAATAGAAGAATGAAAGCTATTGGTCTTACACCACAATATGAACAGAAAACAAATCCATTACCATGGGTAGATCATTGGTTGAATAGTAGATCACTTCAAAATGCACCACAAGAAACAGAGATTGAATCTTATGTAATCGGTGGCGTAAAACAAGATGTAAAAAAAGATCAATTCAAAAAATTTAAATTATAATGATTAAACAAAAAAAAGCATGTTCTTCTTGCGACACTAAATATACAGTAATTTGGAATGAAGAAGAACAAGATTTAGATCCATTAACATGTCCATTCTGTGGATATGAAGTGGAAGATGAGGAAGACATTGAACAAAGATATGAACCGAACGATAATTGGGATTGATTATTCATTAACAAGTCCAGCTATTTGTGTTACTACTGATTTTAAAATAGAAAACTCTAACTTTTATTTCTTATCAAGTAAAAAGAAACATGAGGGCAAGTTTGGTAAATATATTACAGGTCAATTGCATGATGAATGGGATAATCCTATTGAAAGATTTGCAAAGATAAGTGATTGGGTAATCTTTGTATTAGAAGATTTACATCCAGACCCGAATAGAATAGTCTTTATTGAGGGTTACTCTTTTGGTTCAAAAGGTCAAGGTATATTTCAGATTGCTGAAAACTGTGGTATATTGAAGTATAGATTACGAGAAGAAAATTGGTATTATGATACTGTTGTACCAAGTGTTGTTAAGAAACATGCAACAGGTAAAGGCAACGCTGATAAAGATATGATGTATGAGGCGTGGTTAAAAGATACAAAGATTGACTTGAAACAAATATTTGATACATCTAAAGTGGGAAATCCACTATCAGATATTGTTGACAGTTATTATATTGCGAGAACAGGTTATGAAAATATTGAAAGCAAAAAAACATCCAAAAACTGATCTACCATTAGAACTATTTAATGTAGCTGAGTTGATTTGTATACCTAAAGAACATTGGTTACAAAAAAGAATAGAAGAGTTTGAATACAATAAAAGTTTTGAAAACCATGGTATGATATGGCCTATATGTGTAACAGATGAAAAACCTGATTGGGTTGATAAAAGATTAAGACCTAAAAATCCATGGCATTATACAGACGGTAAATTAAATCCAGGTTTATATGTACACACAGGTAACAAGAGAGTACATTGGGCAAAACAAAATGGTTACGATCAAATTGAAGGATATAAAATGACAACTATTGAACATAAACGTGATCTTAGAAGAATGACATCTATAAATCATACGGAGATACCTAAATGATTAATATTCCAGATACAATAATGACAACTGATGGTTATACACCACATAAATTTATAAATGGATTTGTAAAGTATTGGGAAGATTTAAGAGATGAATGGCCAGCTGCAAGTTTATTTAAAGAAGAGGGTCATATAAAACCTAGGAAACATGGACAAAGACCTCATCTAAGAATGTTTATGTGTTATGCACCTCATCCTGATAGTTCATATTTTGACCGATATAAAATACACCGATATCAATTATCTGAAACATGGGATTATTTTGTAGATAAAATCTTTAGTAGTAAAGAATATATAGATTGGATAAAAGAAACATTAGAAATACCAGGTAATAATTTTAAATTTAGATTTGATTGGCACTTAACAAAATGGGGACAAGACGTATCACCTCATGTGGATAGTACGACTAAATATGGTAGTCATTTAATATACTTTATGCCAGAGGGTTGGAATGAAGAGTGTGGTGGTAATACAATATTTTATAAAGGTAAACTTGTTGACAATATGAATCCAGAACCTACAGACTTTGCTCATAAACAACAATATATTAATACAGGCAATACTTCATTGTTATTTAAAAATAGTCCTGAAGGTTGGCATGGTGTAACAGAGGTAAATACTGAATTAAATAGACAAATATTTAATGTGGTGATTTTGAAAAACGATTAGGAGATAATATGAAAGATGTAAAAGGTTGGCAACTGCCAGATTGGGACGATCATTATGAAAAGATGTTGATGGAGTATAATGGTAAATGGGAATATCAAAAAGAAACTAGAGATTTCTCTTTAGGTTTTGTTAAAGCATGGAATATTGCATTAGATATAGGTGGTAATATAGGTTTCTGGTCACAGGACTTATGTAGAAAGTTTAAAACAGTTCGAGCATTTGAACCACATCCAGAAAACATAGCTTGTTATAGAGAAAACATGAAAGAGTTTAATAACTGGCAACTAGAAGAAATCGCATTATCAGATAAACAAATGGAGAACGCAGAACTATTTGCTTCACCAGATGAAAGTGGTAATGTAAGTTTACTTGCTCATGGTGTAACACATGGCAACTCTAAAAGAATTTTAGAAGAAAAACAACTAAGTAAAACTTTAGTTGATGTAAAAAAACTTGATGATTACTTATATGAATATAAAGGTAAGAATATAGATTTTATAAAAGTAGATTGCCAAGAACATGAAAAAGAAATAGTAAATGGTGGTTTAGAATTACTAAAAGACCATGCAACTGTAATATGTTTAGAATTGCCTTGTAGAAATTCTGTAGAACAAAAATACCATGATGATATTGTTGAAGTATTAAAAGATATTAATTATACACGAAGAGGCAATAAAAGAAAAGAAACTATCTTTACTAAGTGGGTAGATTAAATGTGTGCAATACACGGCATAGGTTTTAAAGATACAGACCTCATCAATAAGATGTTGGCTGTGGCGCACCATAGAGGACCAGACTATAAACAATCCTGGCACGACACCGATATAACCTTAGGCCACAATTTATTATCTATTGTAGGTCAAGTAAATGAAAGTAAACAACCATATCAATATGAAGATTGTATATTAGTTTTTAATGGCGAAATATATAACTACAAAGACTTATCACATAATCCTAAGACAGATACAGAAACATTAGCTAAAGGTTTAAAAAACGAAGGCTGGGAGTTTCTAAAAAAATGTGATGGTATGTTTGCTCTTGCATTTTACAATACAACAACTAAACAATTAATTTTAGCAAGAGATACAAATGGTACAAAACCATTATATTACGGTTACCTAAAAGACAAATTATATTTTTCTAGTGAAATTAAAAGTTTATTAGAATGTGGTTTTGAAAGAAAGATTTGTAAAAGAGCATTAAGTTTATATTATAATCAAGGTTATGTACCAGGTTATTTAACAATGTTTGAGGGTATTAAGAAGTTAGTACCAGGTCAAGTGTTAGTAGATAAACAAAGTTATAACTTATTAGATTATGATTTATTAGTACCAAAAAAATTAGATATTGATTTTGTTGCCAAACAAGTGCAATTAAAAAATAATTATGTAGTACAACAAACTTTAATGGGTAGAAGAAACATAGGTTTATTTCTATCAGGTGGTTTAGATTCAACTTCAATATTATACGAGATGAAAGAGTTAGGTGTAAAACCTAGGACATTTACATCTAGTTTTGCAACAACTGATCCAGAGAGTTTATTAAATGAAGATAGTAAACTGGCACAAAGATTATGTAAAGATTGGGGTATAGAAAATAATATTGTTTATCAAACTCAAAAAGATTATGTTGACGCAATAGAAGATACCTTTTATGCATTAGAAGAACCAAGACAAGGTAAAAGTTTTCCAACATATTACAATATGAATAAGTTTATGGCAAGTAATGATATTACTGTTACATTAGCAGGTGATGGTGGTGATGAATTGTTTGCAGGATATAAACACCATAAGAGCCCTAATTGGCCTGGTAAATTAAAATCATTAAGAAAACATAATCGACCACTTAAAAATCCAGAATTAGAATGTGGTAAAGATGACCAAATAGATTATTTAAAAGAATGGTTACCAATGCAACAAATAAAAGATGAAGACCATTTAAATGATTTCATGTACATAGAGAGTTTAAATAGTTTAGCTGAAGATTTTTTAATTAGAAATGATAAGTTAGGTATGGCACACAGCATGGAAGGTAGATTTCCTATTTTAAATAAAAGATTAAGAGATTACGTAAGAGCTTTACCAAGTAAATTAAAAGTTGATGATAGATTTTATCAACACCCTAGGTTTTATCATAAGTATTTACAAAAGAAAGCATATGAAGGATTACTACCAGATTATATTATTAATCATGTAAAAACAGGTTGGCGTTTCCCTACAGATGAAATACTTGTAGGTAGAAAAGATCAACCAGCACCAGACAACGGAGTTTTAAAAGACTATATAAGAGAAACACTAAACGATAAAGAACTTATGGATATATTTGAATATGATATGACAGATGTTGAAGATAGATATTTAAACAATAGAGATTTTGATAAAAAATCAGGTATAGGTCCTAGATCACAGAAAGAATTATTTTGTACTCTTAACTTTGCAGTATGGAAGAAAGTATATGGTATGTCAATATGAAACTATTAACTGTTACAACTTGGAATAATAAACTATACAAAGAGTACGCTCATAGATTTGAGAAGACATATAACTTATCGTGGCCATATACTGTATATAATGAAGATGATGGTATGTTTGAAGCAATACCAGATTTAAAAGCATTTGTTGAAAGAAACAAAGATAAACCTACAGATAATTTTTTACAAGACGCAGTAAGATTTAGTTATAAAGTATATGCATATTGTCATGCTATAAAACAATACAAAGATGAATACGATTTTATTATGGGTATTGACGCAGATAGTGTATTTTACCACCCTATACCCGAAGACATTGTAGCTAAAAAATTATATAAAGAAAATTGTATGATGACTTACCTTGGTAGAGGTGGTCAATATAGTGAATGTGGTTTTTTAGGTTTTAATTTGAAACATCCTGAAACACAAAACTATGCTAGAGAAATGTTAAAATTATATAATAGTGATGAGATATATAAACTAGTAGAAACACACGACAGTTTTGTTTGGGACCATGTAAGAATTAAATTTGAATTAGAAAAAGGTGTAAAGAATAATAATATTGGAGATCACAAGAAAGCCCATGTACAAGCGAGATCAATATTAGGTCAGTTTTATGACCATACAAAAGGCGCCAGTAGAAAAGCAATGGGTATGAGTGGTGAAAACCAAATGGTTTTAAGAGAGGGAAAGAAAAGATGATAAACGTCTTCATAGGATATGATAGTAAAGAAAAGGTTGCCTTTAATACATTATCATATTCAATATTAAAACATAGTACAAAACCGGTGGCAATAACACCGATTTACTTACCGAATATTAAAGATGACTTTGTAAGAGAGCGTAATGCTATTTCTAGTACAGAGTTTTCATTTAGTAGATTTATTATACCTCACCTAATGAATTATAGAGGGTGGGCATTATTTATGGATTGCGACATGTTAATGACAACAGACATAGCTGAACTATGGAGATTGCGTGACGACAAGTATGCTGTTCAAGTTTGTAAACACGATTATGTACCTAAACAAGAAAAGAAGTTTTTAGGTCAAGTACAAACAAAATACGAAAAGAAAAACTGGTCTAGTTTTATGTTAATGAATTGTGCCAAGTGCCACGAATTAACACCTGATTATGTAAACTCAGCAACAGGTTTACAGTTACATCAATTTAAATGGTTAGAGGGAGATCATATGATAGGTGATTTGCCTTTAGAGTGGAACTGGTTAGTCGGTGAATACGATTATAAAAAAGATATAAAGAGTGTTCACTTTACTGAGGGTGGTCCTTACTTTGAAGATTACAAAGAGTGTGATTATGCAAATGATTGGTATGAACACTATAAAGAAAGTAGTAAAGTAGATTTAAAATGAAACACTTTGTTTTTGGAACACAACCGAAATATGATCGTATAGTACAGGCATTTGCTGAAACTTTAGATCATGTTTATTTTCCTGCTACAAGAAGAGTAGATCAATGGAAAGAATCTGAGTGGATCGGTTTTGACCAAGAACAATGGATCAAAGATAAAAATCCTATCGTAGTAGTTGGTATCTTACGTGGTACAGCTAAACTATTAAAGTTAGCAAGAATACATAAGATACCATATTACTTTATAGATCATGCTTATTTTTACAGAGGGCATGGTGAACACCCTATACTAAAAGATACGTATTATCGTGTTGTAAAAAATAATGAATTTCTAAATGAACATACAACTATAAATCCACATAAAGATATAATTCAAAGAAATGTAGACTTACTTACAAAAGTACCTGTAAGAAATAATATTGACAAGTATTATGAAAATCATAATGGTAAATATATTTTAGTTTTTCCACCAAGTAAACATCTATGTAAATATTGGGATATACCAAGTGTAGAATATTGGATAGACGAAGTTCATAAAAATATAAAAACAGGTACAGATAGAGAGATTATTGTATGTTCAAAAAATGATACTAAAAAATATCAGGATTATTTTCCAGAAACTCATTGTATGGTATCATTTACATCAACGGCACCTATAGAGGGTATATTACAAGGTATACCTAGTATTGCATGGGACTTATCTATGCTAGCACCAGTATCATGGGGTTATGATAAGTATAAAGAAATAGAAAAGATAAGAACATTTGAATATAGAGGTCGTAGAAAAGAAAGAGGTCTTGCTATTGCAGCTTGGCGAGATCACTTATTAGCTAATCAATTTTCTTTGACAGAGATGAAATCAGGTTATGCAAAAGAAACAGTTGATAAATTACAAAAAGGTTTATTTAATTATTATCCAAAGGACTATTTAAAAGTATGATTATTTGCCACGAAATACCATGGAAAGAATGTTTATCTCATCAAATCTGGCCACATATAAAGAAAGGTTGGAAAGATGAAGATAGAAATATACATTTTTTTTGGGGTTTAGCTGGTAGTAATGTAAAGAAAATACAAGAAGTCATAGATAAAAAAGAAGAGTGGTGGTTTGTAGATACTGGTTATCTAACAGAACAAATAGTGAGATATCCTATACCAAAGATTATGGATTTTGATAGAACGTATTTTAGAATATGTAAAGGTCATATGCATAGTGAACTAAAAGATATAAGCGATGGTTCACGTTTACAAAAATTAGAAAGTCAAGGTATTGACGTAGAGTTTAGAGGGTGGAATACAGGTGAAACAAAACATATTTTACTTGCACCGTCTAGTCCAATGGTGACATATCATATAAACAATATGACACAAGAAGAATGGACTGAACGTATGACTACAATGATTAGAAGATATACGGATAGAGAAATACGATTTAGAAATAAACCAAGACCAAATAATCAATGGTGGAATACAGACATTAGAGATGACTTGAAAGATTGTCATGCTTTGGTAACTAATATGTCATTGTCAGCTATAGTTGCAGTACAAAACATGGTACCTGTATTTACACATCATAGTAATGTTTGTGATTTAATAAGTGGTCGTATAGATGATATAGAACGAACAAGGAAACCTGGTCGTAAAGTTATGAATAACTTTTTTAAAATGATAGCAGATCAACAGTTTACCTTAGATGAAATGGGGAGTGGTGTCGCTTATGAGATACTTAAAAAACAAAGATAGATGGATAGGATTTGCATTAGCAGCTAGTAGTGTTTGGATACTATCAGCAGCCAACATATCAACTCAATGGATTGGTTGGTCTTTAAGTGTAGTAGCATGTATAATGTGGGTATGGTTTGGTTACAAAGATAAAGACTGGCCTAGAATGTTAATGGAATGTATGTACTTGATATTAAGTTTTAGAGCAGTAATAAACTGGTTGAATATATGATTTTTGCATGTGTAAATTATGGTACAAAGTATGATGTAAAGTATGTACAAAATCTTTACAATATGGTAAAAAGAAATACCACTATACCACATAAATTTGTTTGTTTTACCGATCATGTTAAATTACCAAAACTTGTAGAAGGTGATATAGAAGTTAGGCAATTTAAACACCACGACATGGATGGTTGGTGGAATAAAATGCA